AGAGAAAGTAGACGCGGCATTTGACGAACTTGAATTTGAAGACGCATTAGCCGTCAATGTTGTGAAATATCAACTAGAGACTAATCATCTCAAACAAGAGATTGCTGAGTTGCAAAGATTACTATTTGAGTATGAAATCCAACTTAGAAAGCGTAACGAACAACTGGCGCGTATCCACGCGGCATTTCTATGAGTCTGTGGCGTAAAAGAATAAGTATCAAGTCTGACGATTTAAGTATCAAGTCGGAGAAAGCAATGCGTGAAGTGCAGAGAATAGGTCAAGAGATAGAGCAAGATGAAATCATTGAGATGGCTAGAGAGTCTGGGTTAGAAACTCAAGATGGATTTTCTGAATCTGTTTTCTACTTTGCCAAACTGGTAGCAGAGAAAGAGCGTGAGGCGTGTGCGCAGATATTGGCAAACACTGATTTGAGCGGGTTGAGAGACCATCCATTACAAAACTGGGTTGCTGGTATGTTATTTGAGTTTATCAAAGCAATCAGAGCAAGGGGACAAGCATGACACAAGATGAAATCATTGAGATGGCTAGACAGGCTGGACTGATAGCACCGAGTGCAGTTTTACAAGAAGGTAGAACTCACGATAGAGCAATTGAAGCCTTTGCCAAACTGGTAGCACTGCGTTACGAAAAGAAAATTGCAGACCTTGAAAACATTATTTGCCAACGTTATTGGAATGTTCTTCAAGAGCGTGAGGCGTGTGCAAAGATTGCTGACGATTTGTACCTAGATTTCGCACACGATATTGCTATGGAAATAAGAGCAAGGGGACAAGCATGATGTGGGTAGACCCACCAGAAGGATGGAAGTATGGTTTCCCCGCCATATACGACCCAGATGCAGACGGGCAAATGAGCGAATGGATAGTTAAAAGAGGCTATCCATTAGAAAAAATAAAAGAGTATGGAGAATCGTGGTCGGTGCGGTGTTGGGAAGTGAAAACTTCCGATGAGTAAATGCCCCGTTTGGGTCATATTTTCACAAAAACACTCTTAAATGGTAAAAATTACCCCGATAGGGGCATAAAGGAGAAAAAATGCTAGAAAGTATCTTGACTTACTTTGTAATTTTGTTTACTGGTGCGATGCTTGGCGTTGGCATGATAGTCGCACTTATTTGCATGAGTATTGAAAAATGAAAGTCACTCTAGAGTTTGATGAACTAGAAGATGCAAAAAGAGCCATCCACGGAAGTGATGCGTGGATAGCCCTTAGTGAAATTAGCGAGTTACTGCGCTCACAGCGTAAGCACGATGTACCTATGGAACAGACCTTAATCTGTATTCAAGAAATCGTGCAAGACACTATGCCGTTGATTTACTCGTAGTCCTCTTCGTCTTCTTCTTCGCCTTCGTACTCAACCCACTCGTCTGCTTCTTCATCGTAGACGTAGGTGATGCCGTCTTCGTCAACAAAAACTAATTCTTCGTCTTCACCCCAGCCGCAATCTTCTTGCAAGGCGATGAATTCTTGAATCAGAGCGATTTTGTTAAAGTCATCAGTCTCGATGGTAACGCGCTCATCCCAACCCAATTCAATTTCAATTTTGTACATACAAATCCTTTTAAACATTGATAATTTGACCTCGGAATTCCACCTGACCCTCATCCCATTTGTGGACTAACTCAGGCCATAAAAGTTTCCCATCCTTAAATGTCAGAATTGCGAAACCTGACCTATGGTTCAAAGGGTTGTCCTCGCCATAAGAGAATTGTGGGCCGTATGGCTCTGCTAGTGTACCCGTGTCCACCCCAAACCGATTGCCGTTATAGTCAGCATAAGGTGTTACTTTTAGGCTATGTAAGTGACCAGTTACTATCGTTTTTCCCGCCCCCACAGCGTTGTTGTGCGTAGCGTGGACGCCACCTTTATAACGATGCTTAATAACCACATCGTCAGTAGGCCAACACGTCATACAGAATTCCCAAGTTGGGAAATGGTCTTCTAATTTAAACCCATAGGTTTGTGCAAATTGGGGCGCATTAGCCGCTAAACGGGCGTTAAACCGCGCATCGTGGTTGCCCCATGTGTAGATTAGTCTGACATTGTGACGGGCTTCCTTGGCGGCTTCCTCGACTTCAGCAAGGCGTTCCTGACAGGCTTTTAACTCTTCTATAAGAGTCGGTTCTTTGTCTGATACACCAGAGGGAGGATGGCGGCTAATAGACGCTCCGTCTAAAGCATCGCCATTACATATCACAAATGCTGGCTTAAACTCTTTAATCGCCCATAAAAGACCTTTATGAGCGGTTGTGACGATGCCAGGCCAATAATGCGCGTCAGAAAATACAATCCCCACCCCATTTAAAACGCCCAACTTTTTGCGCTCATAGGCAGATTTAGGTCTATCTGGTCTATTGTTTGGATTCTTGGCTTCCAATAAAACACCATATCTTGTCTCTAATTCGGCTCTGCGCCTCTGAAGGGTTCGTAGGTTGCCTCCTACTAATTTTTGAATAGTGGCAATAGAACCATGTGTTTTCCACAACTCTAAAAATTCAGCATCAGTCAATATGGGTACTTGAGGCATGATTATTCCAGTTTTAAACGCCAATAAAGTGTGTTCTTTGCCATCCAAGGTTTAGTCGGATTGAACAATTTGAAACCACAAGAAATAAGGGAGTTTGCAGAGGCTGGGTTGTCATAGGTACTAGTGACCAACCAGTTCATTTTGAGAGCCTTTGCTTGTCGTATGCGGACGCGAATAAACTTTTTCTGTAACCCTTGTCCACGATAAGTAGGAAGAACGCCACAGCGTATAAGGTAAGCGCAATCAGACCACCAAGGACTATAAATAAGACCTGCGAAACCAATATCCACACCATCCTTAGTAGCAATCCACCAATATCCATGATTTGTGTCGTAAGGTTTGTCATAAGGTAGGCACTTCTTCTGAAGTTGCGACAGTCTCGTCTGAACGGCTGGTTGCCGTGTATTCACACGCTGGATTTTCATGGTGCGTATTACACGCTGACAATATTAAATATTTATGAATACAAGCGTGTTCCCTGGCGGTCGATAATCAATACTTGTTTTCTTGGTTTACCAGATGGCTCATTAGTCACAGAGATATGTGTCCAAGAATCGAACTCTCTGATTAACTGGTCAAACTCAATCGGTGAATTCTTAATTGCTTGCACCACTTGGTCTGGTGTCAGTTCTGGCACTCGTATATCTGCCGCACAACCAACTCTGTGCTGTGATGTGTCTTTTGAACCCACAGCGTCATTTACGGCTTTTGACCGAAATGCAGAGTTAACCATAATCGGCTTGCCGTTTAGCAAGGTCTTAACTTCTTCAAGTAACTCAGCAACCCTCTTTAGGTTGTTTATCTCCGTACTGTTTGGAGTATTGTCAAACTCTCTGTGGTCAGTATGGGTCAGTTCTTCAAGAGTAAAGTGTGGAGTTAGTTGCATATTAGTGTTTATGACTTGCGCCAAAGTAGTAAGACAAAACCATAACCAATGCACCATCCAAAGTACCTAGTACTCGGATAATGATTTCACGCATCTGGTCTGGGACTATGTGTGTCAACAAGTGGTACTGAATCAATCCCCAAGCAATAACAACTACCAACGCAAGGATAGGTGTAACCGACTTGTTTAGCAAAGGTGTGTGTTCGCTGGTAGCCAAAGCCGCTTCGTTCTTACGTGCAGAGTCTCTGTCTGACGCATCTAACTTGGCGTACTCTAGTTCTAGTTCCGCTAACTTCTGAGCCGCTTGTGGGTCTCCAGCAATAGCCTTTGCTACTTCTGTAACAGAATCACTAACGCCCAACTTAGAAGCAATAGCACTAACAGCGGCCCCGCCCAAAGGCCCAGCAACAGCAGTAGCAAGAGTAGGCGCAAAGCCTTTAAGCAAATTAAATAAATCATTCATTTATTATTCCTCCAACAAATTTCAGCCTGTTTCTTATAGTAATTAGCCCGTTTATCGTGTTCTTTAACAAACCAAGACGCGCAGACAATCACCACAACAACTAACATGGTCATTACTATCACAACAGCAGTTTCCCATATTAGTATCCCCATCGCCATTCCCTGTCATACTCAACCAACCAAGTTATAAACCAAATCGACACAACTACATAAACTGACGCAATAAACCCAGCCGCGTAGATATGTATTTTCTGTTTTATTCTTCTTATCTTTTCTTGCCTTTTTAGTTCTTCTTGCTCTTTGGCTTGTTTATGTAGAAGTTCAACCTCTTGTGCATCTTTAATGAGTCGGTCTCGTTCTTCTTTTATCTCAACCCATAAATCTGGCATCCCCAACTCATAGCGAACCATGTGTTCCAAGTCTTTGTAATACTGCCTTACTTGTCTAAGGTGCATTACATTGTCAATCGCTTGAATTGTTACATTCTTTACTTTTCCTTGCTTGGCTAACTCTTTCGTCTCTTCTAGTTTTTGTTTGTGCGCTTCTTCTATCTGGTCTTGACCATGAAAGAATTTCGAGAGTAGCCCTCCGACCTCGCCCGCAATACCCGCAACCTCACCGCCAGTAGCCTTGACATCCTTGTAGACATCAACGGCTGTCTTAATCCCCTCATAGGCTAACTTACAAGCCGCAAAGGTAAGGGTAATCGGCTCCACATCATTTGTGCATCATGAAAGTCATAATCACGCCACCCATACCAACCAATAAGACTCCACATCCATTGATGATGATTTGTTCTAAGCGTTTTAATCGAGCATTGATTTGCTCGTAACGCATTGCACAAACTTCTTCGTGTGCCGACAATCTGGCATCGGTTGAATCTATCGTTGTCATCTTAGGCTTTCTGGATGAACGCAAGAGCGTAGTAAGTTGGAAGGATTGAGAACGCAGTACCAGATGCGCCACCAGAGCCACCGCCAGAAACGGAAGTAGCAACAGTAATTCCTGTGGTTGCCGTTCCAGTATTAGTGTTGGCAATAAAATTAGGTGCGCCAGAAGCATTTTGGCCACTAGAAGCGCTAAGTTGTGCCGCACCAGAGTGGAAGTGACCAGGGTCTGTAACAGTAGAAGTCGCTGTGTGCGTGTGGGCTGGCAAGTTTGTAGAAGTCAGCGCAACAGTTGTCGCACCGCCCGTTCCGTTTACCGCATAGGTAGAACCAGCACCAATAATGAATCTGTCTGTTAGGTTAGGTGTGCCGTTTGAACCATCACACAAATACCAACCCGATGGGATAGAACCAATCGAGCCAGACCACATAGCAATTAAGCCTGCGGGAATGGTTGCACCAGATGCTGGCTGTGTGCCAATAATTCCATACAAATTGTCGTATGTTTGTATGGTTGAATCACTAGAGTCTTTCAAGACAAATTTGTAGTTATAGCCATAGGTTAGCCATATCTCAGTTGCTGGTCTGCCATCAGTACCTAAGATGATAGGGTTGGCATTAGCCGTTGCACCCGTGTTATCGGTGTAAGTTGCTAGGGGCGTAGACGAACCCGCTTGGTAGGTATATATCTTGCCACCAGCAAGAGGTTG